ATGTTGCTGTTCCACGAAGGTCTGCCGCGCTCTGGGAAATCGTTTGAAGCGGTGGCGGTGCAGATCGCCAAAGCACTGCGCGCAAAGCGCGGCGTGACTGCCTACGTCGAAGGCCTCGACCACGCGAAGATTGCGCCGCTCGTTGGCTGCACCCTCGACGAATGCAAGGACCTGCTGAAGGTCGTTACTCGTGAGCAAAGTTCGGAAATTTGGAAACACGTCCGCGATAATGATTTGATCGTCATCGACGAAGTTGCGAACAAGTGGCACAACCGCGCAAGGCTCCCCGAAGCGGCGATGGAGTTTTTCAAGGAACACGGGCACCACGGGCAAGATATTTTGCTCATGGACCAGGATCTTCGTGACGTGCACGCGGTCATCCGCCGCCGCGTTGAAATCAAGCTTTGCTTTCTGAAGCTCTCCGCGCTCGGCGCCGAAAATCGCTACAGCGTCACCACGTACCGCCACAAAGGCGCCGACGAATTTGAGCGTGTCGGCACGCAGATCAATAAGTACGACAAAGCTTGGTACGGCACGTACGCAAGCCACGTGGGGGAGGACATTCAGACCGGCAATTTCAAGGACGCGCGCGCCTCGGTAATGTCGGCCTCGGTCATCCGCTACGGCCTGCCCTTGGCGCTCGTCGCTGGCGTCTGGGGCTTCTGGTCCGCGTGGAAGTTCTTCCACCCGGAACCGACCTCGAAACCAGTTCCGCAGGCGACGGCTCCAGCACCGGGCAAGAGCGCACCGCCTGTGCCTGTTGAGCCTGCGAAACTGGTACAGGCGATCAGTGCGCCACCCTCCACGGTGCAGGAATCGCACCTGGCGCAAATGTCCTCGAAGGCACGGCTTCGGCTGGCAGGACTGCTGACCATGAAGGGCAAGGCGGACGGCGTGATCGAATGGGTCGAAGGAACGCGGGTCACCGAGCGCCTGACCTTCGAGGAGCTGCGGCAGCTGGGCGTCTCGCTGGTGGTCTCGCAATCGGTCGTGCGGCTGTACCTGGGCAACTGGCAGGCCATGGCGACCATGTGGCCCATGGACGTCCCCGGGGTGGCCTCAGAGTCCACTCTGAGGGCGATGAGGGAGCAGGCAGGCACGCAGGAAGCCAAAGGCCCCTACGTGTACATCCCCGAGCCGCAGATCAAGGCCAGCAAGGGCGAGGACCTCACCTTGGGCAAGAAGCCGGTGTAGCACCTGGGCGGGACCTCCCACCCTCCACTTTCTGGAAGAAGCAAAAAACCTCCGAACGGCCCTCCGATCGAACGGCGAATAGCCGCCGAGATCGGCGTCACCGGGGGTATGGGGGGAGGCCCCCCATGTCGCGAAGCGCTCCCACCTCCGAACAAAAAAAAGGCCCGCCGATGCGAGCCCGATTTGACATAACCGCAATTTCACGCTGCTATGCTTCGCAGAGGGAAAACGCTCGCCGATTTGACATTTCTATACATCGTATAAAGCAGACCAAGCACCCAGCCCAGCGCATGGCTAGTGCTCGTCAACCCAATCACGGCTGCGTGCGCTCCACCTGAAGCTAGCACCGCGCCAGTCGCTAGCAAACCTTTTCCCAACGCGCGCATGAGCATGTCGCCCTTGGCGGTGCCTTCGTGTTTCGCGACGACTGCCCGGGCTAACCACTCCTCAGCATTCAGCCCGCCCAGTTCGGCCACCAGTGCCAAATCTTCGGGCTGCGGGTTCTTTCGACCCGCACGCCAATCGCTCACGAGTTGCGGTGTCACCTTCGGCAAAACCTTCGCAATTTGATAGTCAGACCCGCACATTTTTTTCGCGGCGTCAAGCAGTTTATTTATTTCGGACAGTTGCATTTGCTACCCAATCTTTCGTATGCTTCGCGTCGGGGTGATACCCAAATCTTCGTAGTCCCAAAAACAGGGACGTACCCAACTTTAACTGATGGAGCCACCATGATCAAAATCACCGTCCCCGCACTGCCGATCCGCAACATGAAGGGCGTTGGCAAAGCCAGCGGCAAGCCCTACGACATGAATTTCCAGACGGTGTACGCGCACACCGCCGACCAGACCGGCCAGCCGCTGCCGTACCCCGAGAAAACGGAAATCATTCTCGACAAAGATCAAGTCGCCTTCCCCCCGGGCGAGTACACCCTGTCCCCGAACAGCCTCTACGTGGACCGCAACGGTCAGCTCGTGGTGGCTCCCAAGCTGGTCCCGCTGAAGCCGCGCGGCTGATCGGGGGCACCATGCATGTGATCGAAGCCCTGCACGCTGCACGGCTGGCACATCTGGAGGGCGCCCTGTGCGCCCTTTTGCGTGCTGCAGCGACGAACGAACAGCCCAACGACCAGCCGGACGGCATCAGCGCACACCTGACCTCCGAAGGCGTGGACCTCACCTACTGGCGCAACGGCACGGCTGTTGCCGGGGAGGGGTTCTGATGTACGCACCATTCCGATTCGCGTTGCGGAACCCAGCCGGTGATTGGCAATGCGTGCATGGCTCGTTCTTCATCTATACCACCAGCTACGAGCACGCCGCGCTCCGCAACTCATGACTTGGCTCGCCCGCGTGTTCGCCTCGGGCTTCGCCCGCAAGCTCGGCTACATCGCCGCCGCTGCTGCCGTCGCGCTGCTCGCCAAGGTGTTCGCATGAGGTACACCGTCTGGAGCCTGTGGGAGTGGCCCGAGTCGCACGAGACCACGGACTGTTTCGCCACACGCGCCGAGGCCTTGTACTACGCCGGCATGTGCTGCCGCTCCGGCGCGTTGCGCTGCCACGTTGGAGCGGTCGCATGCGAGTGATGCCGCACCCCGGAGAAAGCGCCGCAGGCGCTGGGCTTGTCTCAGTATCAACAAGTGGGACGGCCTTTGAGGATCACTTGATGATCTGCAAAGAGGAATCCCGCTTTGTCCGCCTGCAGAAGAACATCGGCATGGCCGCAAAGCTGCACATGCTGGACCTCCAAGGCCGCCGCATCAATGCAGTGATGGTGACCCTGACGTATCGCGGTGTGGACGACTGGCGCCCGCGCCACGTGGCCGACTATCTGGCCGCTGTCCGCAAGTGGCACAAGCGCCTGACTGGCAACGCGCTCCGCTATGTCTGGGTCGGAGAGACGCAGGAACGCGGCGCGTTGCACTACCACGTGATTTTCTGGCTTCCCCGTGGGGTGACCATGCCGAAGGCCGACAAACGCGGCTGGTGGCCGCATGGCATGAGCAACACCCTGAAAGCGACCTCGCCAGTCGCCTACCTCGTCAGCTACGCCAAAAAGCTGGCATCCAAAAAAGGGATTCCCCATGGTGCACGCATCTACGGTGTGGGCGGCCTACCTTGCACTTCTCGCAACGTGCGTCGCTGGGTTAATTGGCCTGCGTTTGTGCAGGCTCGTGCTGCGGTCACCGACAGCTTTAAACCTCAAGTGGGAGGCGGTTGGGTCAATCGTGTTACGGGAGAGTGGTGGCCGTCCGAATTCGGCCTGTCCTACACCACGCCTCGTCACACGGTCGTCAAGCGTCTGCACGATCACGGGCGACCGATTGCCCACGTGGTCGGCCCCTACAACTGGCTTCGCGAGGTGAGCTCGTGATCTGCGGCCAACTCGCTCCCGATGGTTTCACCGTGCAGGTCGTTGCTCCGCAACCAGCGGACGTTTCTGCCTGCGCACTCGTCCTGGTGTCCGGCCCTGAAGCCGGCATGTTCCAGGGCATCGCATTCCCTACCAACACCGATGCGGCGACAGCGTGGGTTTGGGGATTCTCATTGGTGGTCGTCTCGTACATGTTCGCATGGGCGGTCGGCGCTGTCGTCAACTTCATCAACGGAAAGTGA